CGCCGACATCCTTGGTATAGATACAACCAGAGAAGGAGGTGGTCGGCGCGAGATACTGGTTCTTCCCGTAGTAATACTGCTTCTCGGCGGTGCCAGAATCAAGGAACCCGACAAAGCCGCCGGCGTTGGTCGTCGTGCCTTGCTTGAAGTGTGCTCCGAAGACTCCGCCGACCTTATACTGAGAGTCGATGGTAGAGGTCACGAAGGTCGTGCCGTTGCCGGCGATGGCGGTCGTGAAGCCGGTGGCAGGTCCGAAGAAGTTAGGGTGGGTCGTGATATGGTCGGACGTCAGGCCGTGCGAGGCCGTCACGTTAGGGTTGGTGGTAGTTCCGACCGCCGTATTGATGCCGACATAATCCGCCGTCACTTGGTCCACCTCGAGACTGTTACGGATAAGGGTGAACTTGTGGACGAACAGATCGGAGTATTGCGGATGCACCTGACCGCCGATGATGGTCGTGCCGCCCACCGACTTGTCGAGCAGATAGGTGGCCTTTGCGGTCAATAGTCCGTAGCCGTCGGTCTCAAAGCTTGAGCCAGGTTGGACGAACTTTGAGGTCAGGGCATTGCCTGCTTTTACGAGAGCCATGGTTATTTGTTCTTGGTTAGAAGGGCGGCGCGGGAGGGGGAAGCGTTGGCTGGAGTCTGGGGCGTGGCGCCGGATGCGGTGACGTCCATATAGGTGGCGGCGTATCCGAACTTAGCGGCGATGATTTCAAGGTAAGTCAATTGAGCGCGGGCGATGGCCTGCTGCTCTTGGAGGGCCGTCACGACCGGGTTAGCCCCGACGCCAATCACGTTGCCTCCGACTGAATTGACATTGGCGTTAAAACGGCCGGCTTTCTCATCGTCTGCTTTTTTCTTTTCACTTGCCGCATTCATTTCTGCCTCTTTCTCAAGTTCAATTTCGCGCTGTTTCTGCCTCCGCATTTCTGGGGTAATCTTAGCGTCTTCGATTTTAAGGATTTCGCTTTGGATCTGTTTCATCTGTGAGAGGCCTTCGATAAACAGATTTTTGACACTCGAAATTTTCATACCTGTCTGAAAGCCTTCTCCGCCCTTGGAGATTTCACGGTTAACGATAGCCTGACCCTCTGGCGTATGCATCAGGTATGTTTTGAACATCTCTTCTTTGCCGGCTTTTTCTTCCTTCTGTGCCTTGATGAGATCCATCTGCAACTTGAGGCGGGCAGCGAGGCTCTTCTCTTCGGCTGTGCCATACTTGGTCGATGCGTCGGCCAGTTTATCAAATCCGTCAGCGGCAAGTTTTTGCGCCTCGGCAATCTTGTTCGAGAAGTATGAGATAGCCGCGTTCAAAAGAATCATCGGCGCAAAGAACCCAAGGAAGATGTCTTTGAAGCTGGTAGAGAATTTCTTCTGGATGTCCTCGACCTGCTTACTGAAGGACACGGTGGCGGACTTGGCTTTGTCCATGGCCTGCGGGACGTCCGAAGACGTCTTGATATTAAGCTCCAGGGATTGGCTCATCGGGTGTTTCCTTTGCAGGATTGGAAGCAGCCGAGGCGGCGGCCTTCTCCTTGGCTTCTTCTTCCGCCATGAAGGCTTCTTCCTCCGGGGACATGATCGCCACCTCCGCCCCCTTGCGGATAGCCAGGGCGGAGTTAAGCCAGATGGCCTGACACTCGGGCATCTCCCACGCCCGCTTCTCTTCGATGCCGTTGGCTATGAGATTAGCGACGATAGCAAGAGGCCAAGGAACACCCTTTCCGCCACCGCCTGACTTTGCTTTGCTTTGCTCCCAGAACTTAGGCCAATCATGGACGAGGATGTAGCCAGCGAAGGCTTCAACGATTGCTTCAAACTTGGCAGGGTTACGCGCTAGAGAGCCAAGCCGCAACTGGTCGGCCCAGCTGATGCTACCGCCTAGCGGTTCCTCGGCGCAGACCTTGCAGGCGAAGAGCAGATCGGCAGTGCTTATGGCCCGGGAGCCGGTGACAAGCGGAGAGTCCAAAGCCATGAGACGCATCCGATACTTTAAGCACCAGGGGTAAAGCGAACGACCCAGCAGCCGAAAGGGCGCCGGGTCGACGTAGGCGTTCAGGAAGCGGCGGTCCACGTCCTTATGCTACCCCCTTTGCGGGGAAGTCAATTACGCGTAGGCGATGCCTTCGAAGTCGACCGCAGTGACGCTGACCGAAGTGAAGCCCTTGTTCGAGCCCTTGTCGTCGACCTTGGTGATGACGCCCGTGAAGCTAGCGGAAGCAGAGCCAGCGGGGTAAGCCGAAGAGGTATTGACCGTGAAAGTCAGGGTGGCGCCAAGGGTCGGGATAGAGCCGGTCTTGGCGATGCCTTCGATGGTGATCTCCGTCTTGCGGTCGTCCAGTCGGTGGGTGACAGTCAGGCCGGCCTCGCTGATGACCATGGCTTCGTTATTGAACGAGGCCGAGAGGCTGTAGCTCTGGACGAAGAGGTTGGTGACAGTGCCCGCGATACCGTAGACGCAGGAGGTTCCGTTAGTGATTGCGGCCATTTGTATTTGCGAGGTTTGGAAGGTTACGCGGCGGGCAGGACCACCAGCACCTCAAAGGAGAAAGACGTGGCCCAGGACCGCTCGTCGATGCCCTCGTCTTCTGACCCGATTGTGACGTCGTAGCAAGTTGCGTCGGTGCTGGTCACAAAGGCCGCCTTGATGCTGGTCAGGTCACGCATATTGCCGGACAGGGCGGCGCAGCGGGCACGGTGATCGGCGAGGGTCGTGTCGTCGGCGTTGGAGAACAGGGTGATGCGGACCGAGCAGGAGTAGTTGCCCTCGCCTTCGGGGAGGTCGGCAGGATTGCGGGCGGATTCGCAGAGGACCACGGCCTTGGGCAGGGTCTGGGTCGCGGCGCTGTCCCCGGTCAGGAACGTGACGGTGGTCAGCCCGGTCTGGGTTGAGAGGTAGGTCGAAATAACCGACTCCACAATATGCCTGATACTCTTCGTGCCCATTGTAACTTTGCCCGTTATGGGAGGTTAGACGCGGTTACGCGCCTTCATGCGCTTGATGTAGGCCTCAAGGTCTTTTCGCATCTGCTCTTCTCGGTTAGCCAGGGACAGGCTTACGGCCTTAGCTTCTGTGGCAACTGAGTTGATGTTGCCGATCATGTTGCCGATGGTGATAACGTATATCTTGCCAGTCTCGACGACGCGGGAGTAACCGCCGGCCCCAGCGTGGCGGGCGATGTAGGTCGCCTTCCGAAGGTCTGCCCCGTAGTTGATTGGGCCGTTCTTGCCAGAGGGCATAGGCAGGGTAAGCAGCGAGCGGAGCCAGCCAGCTTTGACGCGGCCCACTTCGGACTGACGCGTCTTGACGTAGTCATCTAGGGCCTTCTTGCTTTCGACGAGCTGCCGAGGCTGGCCGATGCGCTGGCCTTGTTTAATGCGTCCGCCGAACTTGCCCTTGATGGCGTTGTGCTCGGCCTTGATGTCGGTGACCGTGTTAAAGCCGTAGGTGTTCGAGTTGACCGGCACGCGGGCGAGGTAGTTCTTTGCCTTGAGGAAAGCCCTGGTATAGTCTGGGTCGTTAAGGATTCGCGTCATGATCGGCGAGATGCTCAGGGACTCGAGGCTGGACTTGCGGACAAGTTTGTCGAAGGCCGCCCGGTTGTTGGTCTGCGTAGCGTGGGATAGGCTGCGGAAGACGATTGCTTTCTGACTCTTCGGGTTGCGGTCACCGATGGCGATGAACATCTTCCGCGTGTCTCCCGCGATGGCGTCATTGCCCGCCGTCTCGGCCTTCTTGCTCAGGCCACCGCCCCCGCCCTTGACCAGGGGAGGCGTAAAGCGGGCCATGTCTTCGCAGATGAGCGCGGCCTGTTTCTTGGCCGTGTCCTTCTCCGCGGTGCCAGTCTCAGCTGAGAGGCGCCGCAGGGTGGCCATGAACTCATTCATGGACTTAGGGTTCACGGTGACCGTCACCATGGCCTTACTGGTTGTCGTCGATGACGAGGAGGGTCACCCACGCGGAACCGGGCTTGTAGGTCTGGGTCGTGATGCGGACGGTCTTCCCGCCGGCCACAATCTTCTTGCCCTGGGCTAGGGACGGGATGACGGCACCCGAGGCGATGATGGCAGCCGATGCCCCCGTAGACCCGTCTGGCTTCGTCCAGGAGGCCGTTACAGCGGGGAGCCTGACACTATACTGGGTCCGCTCCATATACCCCCCTGATTCGAGCACGGTGGCGACGGCAGGGTCGGAGATGAGGCAGGAGAAGGTGATGGCCCCAGAGTTGGCCGACCCGGCCACGCCGAAGTCCGCGATCATTTCCTTCGCGTCGTTCAATAGTTCGCTACCGTAGAGGCTCATCTGTATTTGCCCGATTTGGGAGGGGGCACAAAAAAGACCCCCATCTCTGGGGGTCTCGTTCGTAGCCTGGACTACCGCGATTAGGCGGCGGTCTTGAGGCGGTGCAGGGAGGTCGCGCGACCGACAGCGGCACCGAAGAGCAGCGTGGCGGTGACGTTGTAGTAACCGCTCTGCTCCTGGCCCATGAGGACCTGGACAGCGAGGCCGGTGTCGGCGTCGACAGCGTTGGCGACTTCAAAGCCCGGGATTTCGGACATCGGGAGGGCCGAGGCCACAGCGATGGCGTCAGCGCCGCAGGCGAAGCCAGCGAGGTTTTCGGCGTTCGCAGGGAGGCTGGACCACTGGT